TAAAGCCCAAAGCTTTCTAAGTTAGACAACAACCGGCCGGACGGGTTTCCGGAAAACTAAAAAATAACTGATATGAAGTGTAACGTTGTAGAAGGGACTAATTTAATAAGCATATATAACGGCTTAAATTATTCCACAAGAGAGGTTAACCGCAATTTTAAGATAAAAGTTAGTGGCATTGTAGGCGATACGAAATATCATTGTTTGGTAGGCGTGTACGGTTTATTAAATATTGTCGGTTGTGAGATGGCTAATAAGTTATTATCACGTGCCTTCAGGAGTAAAGAGGAAAAACAAGTATGTAAATTGAGACGCGGAATTAAAATAACTTTTTATTGTTATTAATAGATATGGGAATAAGGCAAATAAAAGGCTGATAGGTAAACAACAAAGAAAAACCTATCAGCCAAGAAAAAAGAGAGTTTCATTTTATAGACGCCACAAAGATACTATATTAAATTATATATCCTCTATCATGAATATAAAAATTATATATTTATACGAGTGGTTAAAAATAAAATTGCACATGTTATATTTAAATATTAAATTTGCATAGTCAAAGGAAAGGGAGAGAAATGAAAGTAAAAGACGATAAGAATTTAAAGCATTTGGCAGGCAGAGCCAGTAAAACGCCGGAAACAATATCAAGTATTATTATTGATTATTGCCCGAAATGGGATATATTAATAAATGATTCTTTTTATTTCGGTAAAACTCTCCGAGAATGTATAGATTTAGATACATTGATATTAGATATATTAGATGTGTTTAAAGATATGGGAATAAGCCGTATAAAATATAGTGATTATATGGCCTTAATGAATCTAACATTATTAGGTGATGGAGACTGCCCCGAATGCGGTTCTTTTATGGAGGTTACGGATTACGAATGTAGTTTATATGATGATGAAGAGCCGCCTAAATGGGTAGAAAAAATGTGCCCTAATTGCGGACTATATATTAATGATAAACCAAGAATTTTTTAAAACTTATAGAAATGAGATTGAAAGTAAACGAAGCTATTGCCCAATCAGAGGCTAACGGAAAGAAAGTGTTAAAACAAGAAATCGCGAAAAAGTTATTTAGTGGCGCGAATGAAAACACGCAACGCGTAAACATGTCAAATTTATGCAGAGGAAAGACGCAAAGAATTAAACCGGAATGGATTAATATTATTTGTCATGAATGCGATTGTACGCCGAACTTCCTTTTCGGATTTGAATAAATGACGCATGCGAGTTTATTTAGTGGAATCGGTGGTTTTGACCTTGCCGCCGAATGCAATAGTGCCGCAGGTATCCTATGAGATATTTAAAGCAATAGAATTATGCCGATAAGCGAAGTATATAATATGGACTGTATGGAATATATGAAAGATATTCCAAACGCTTTTTATGATTTAGCAATAATAGACCCTCCCTACGGGATAGGTGAAGATGGATTAAAAAACCATTCGCGAAGCAATAGAGCAAAATCAAAACAGTACACGCCTAAAACATGGGATAGAGCTAAACCCCAAAAACATTTATTTGATGAATTAATGAGAGTGTCAAAGAATCAAATAATATTCGGTGCAAATCATTTTATATCACAAATACCGTATGATAGTCCGTGTTGGGTCGTATGGGATAAGAAAAACGGGAAAACAGATTTTGCGGACTGTGAATTAGCGTGGACCTCTTTTAATAAATCTGCGAAATTGTTTGCTTTTAGATGGAGCGGATTTCTACAAGAGGATATGAAAAATAAAGAGGTGAGGATACACCCGACGCAGAAACCGGTCGCCTTATATAAATTCCTATTAGAAACATTTGCTAAACCAGGGAATAGGATTTTAGATACTCATTTGGGTAGCGGGAGCAGCCGAATAGCCGCCTATAAAATGGGTCTTGATTTTTGGGGAACTGAAATAGACGAAGAATATTTCAATATGCAGGAAAAACGTTTTAGGGAAGAGTGTTTGGGCGAAGTGGTACTGAAAAACGGAAATGTATATAAACAAAAAGAACTATTTGAATTATGAATTTAGATAAACAGGCTTTTGCCAGTGGTGCAGAATGGATGAAAAAATATTTTTCGTGGATAAGCATAAAAGAACGTTTGCCGGAAGAAGGGCAGCGTATTTTAGTAGGCTTCTTGTTTTACTATAAATATTATGATAGGGAGGCAGAATCACGTAGGTATGTAGATATATTTACATATAAAAATGGCGTGTGGGTTAGAGATAATGGGGAATCCTATCCGGGGAAGGAACTTACAAGGCGAGATATTAAAGTTATATGCTGGCAACCTATTCCTTCTTTTGATGAAATATTAGAAGCTAATAGGGATGTTTTGGAACGGATTAAGGAGAAAGGCGATTAATTATGATACGAAAAAAAGGAAATAGATATTTCTAAAAAAAGTTTGCGCGTTTAAAATATAAATTATATCTTTGTAGTGTCAAACAAAGAAAGCCCCCACCGGTTGACTAAGAGTAACCAAAACGACCGGTTATAAGGCGAAAGCCGTAAGAGGAGAAAGATGGACAGTATCTCCGAAGGGTTTAATGAGGGTTCGGTATCCGATTAAATGAAGCTATAAAGCCCAAAGCTTTCTAAGTTAGACAACAACCGGCCGGACGGGTTTCCGGAAAACTAAAAAATAACTGATATGAAGTGTAACGTTGTAGAAGGGACT